TAAAAGGCTTAACATCGCTCAAAGAAGAGAACTTAAAGCTTGCAGGTATTTCAAACATCGATACTTACGAGTTCGCAAATTGTCCTAAAATTAATGGATTGGAGTTGCTTCAAAAGATATATAAGGCAGGCGCACCGCTTTCAAATGTAACTCTTGGAGGAGTTGACTTTACAACATCTGATGTAGCGTTTATCGCTAAACTTGCAGAAGTTGGAGCAAACGTCACAGGTAAAATCACCTTCACTTCAAATGTGAAGATTACATATGAGCAAAAGCGTGCATTTGTAAAGGCATGGGGAGACATCGACGACGAGTCGAACAAGCTTTATATTTCTTATGAGAAGTTTGCGGTAACAAATATATACATCAGCGGTGAGCTTTACATCGCATCACCTAAAGATGTTCAGTTGTACGCTGAAGTTCGTCCAGAAAGAGGCAATAACATCAAGTCTTTGCGTTGGAGCATTTCTGAAAATAACTTTGCTACAATAGATGAAGATAAAGGTATTTTGAAAGTGAGACGTGTAGGTAATGAAAGCGATTTGCCAAAGCCTGAAGCACAGGTAAAAGTAACCGCCCATTTAACCGATGGAACAGTTTTAAATGCAACTGAAGTTGTAGGCTTCTATGAGAGAGGATTAGCACTTGGTGATTACGTGTATAGCGATGGTAGCTTCTCTAACAAACTTCGAAAGGATTTGACAGTTGTAGGTATTTGCTATTACATCTCTGAAGACAAAAACGACAGACGAATCTTATCTTTAGAGCAAATAAGAGACACCGCAGGTATAGATTCATTTAGAGCTCCTTTCTCAAATGTGCAGCTTACAGATAAACCAAGTTATCCTGTGCATTTTGTTCCAGGTGTGAAGCAAATTAACTCGGAAGCTGAAGCTAGACGCTATGATGGTTTGTCTCTTTTAGCATCTGATACTTTAGATCATCGAGCAGGCGAAAAACTACCTGTAGGAAAAATAGACACCTTGCTTACAATAAAGCATCGTGATGTAATTCTACAAGATAGCGGTATTAATTTGCCTATACCTGTTGCTAATAGCGTTGGTAGCGAATATAATAACTTGCTTTCACTGATGAATATCCATCGTCCACAAAATAATAACGATGTAGATAATAGCATCGCAGCATATTATTATCCAGCCTACTCACTTTGCTATGCTTTTGAGCCTGGCTTGAAAGGACATAACGAAAGCCTCAGCGCAGCCTTTAAGGCGCACGAGTGGTATTTGCCTGCAGTTGGTGAAGCCATCTATATTACAGAGGAATACTTGAAGGCTGAACGTGGAATATTTGCACAAGCAATTAAAGATGGTATTTTCTCTTTGATGAGCTTCACAGTGAACTCTAATGGTGTGAAAAATACACCTGAACTTTGGACTTCTTCACAACGTGTAAACTTCGCAAGAGTAACTGGTGTTCGTTCACTTCGTGTCGAGCAAAAATCACCAACCACAAAAGAAGCTGAATGTTTCGAAGTGAATTATAACTATAGTAATAACTTTAGAATACAGGTTTTGCCTGTATGTCAATTCTAATTAAAAAAGTATGAAAATAACGCAATTAACAAAGCCTGTAAGAGTTTGGACTTCACGTCAATATGGCTTGCTCGTTGTCTCATTCTCAGCTTTCATCGAGGAAAAAGAAGGTATTTTTACTTGCGAGTTCTTGCAACTCGAACCAGGCGAATGGGGTTACGATAAGGTTCTTGAAAAACTCATTCGTGAGAAATATTCGCAATCAAAGGTAGAAGCATTAATTTGCAACTACTTAAGCGAAGATGGTTTGAAAGAACATGAAAGCGAGTGGAAGGAGTTCCAGGAGTATCGAAAGAAAGCTAAAAAGGAAGCAAAAGAAATCTTTGAGTATGGAAGTAAGGAGCTTCATTTAGCTGTTTAATTTGCCCTGGGGGAGGCAAAAAAAATCCCCCAACCTTGTAAATATCATCTCACCTACATTTACAAATAAAGCGCACAGCCCAGTGGTCGGGGGACGGATTCCTCTTCCTGGGTTGTGCGTTTTTATTATGAATAATAAATGTAAGTGAGAGGTGTAAAATTACAAATAATAATCGAAAAACAAAAAACATTATGCAATTAAAGAAAAATTATTTCCAAGCTCCATTACCATTTATGGGGCAAAAACGCAAGTTTATAAAAGATGTAAAGGCTATATTATCTCACTATAAAGATGATATAACTATTGTAGATTTATTTGGTGGTTCTGGCTTATTGTCGCATACGGCAAAACAAGAAAAACCACTTGCAAAAGTCGTGTATAACGATTTTGATAATTATAACAGACGTCTAAAAGCAATACCGCAAACTAATGAGCTGCTTGCTAAAATTAGGGAGTTTACAAAAGAACTTCCAAGAGATAAAATGATTGCGAAAGAGATTAAAGAAGCTATATTAGAAGTTGTGAAAGCACATGAAGAGAAATATGGCTTTGTTGATTATATAACACTGTCTTCTTCGCTTTTATTCTCTATGAAATATGTAACGAACTTTGATGAGCTTACAAAGCAAACATTCTATAATGTTGTAAGGCAAAATGAGTTCAATGCTGATGGTTATCTTGAAGGTGTAGAAGTTGTATCTAAAGACTACAAAGAGTTGTTTCAAGACTATAAAGATACACCTAATGTGCTATTCTTAGTCGACCCACCTTATCTTTCAACTGAAGTAGGAACTTACACGATGACGTGGGGATTAAAAGAATATCTCGATGTTCTTTCAATCCTTGTAAATCGTGACTACATTTATTTTACTTCGAATAAATCTCAAATATTAGAGCTTTGCGAATGGATGGGTGAAAATAAGGAGAATTGCAATCCTTTTGAACACGCTACACAGGTGAAAGTAAATACCACGATGAACTATAATTCGAAGTACACAGATATAATGGTGTATAAAAAGCATTGATTTATACGCCATTCGAATAATGTTTAAATGTTGTTTGAACGCTGTTATATACCTTATTATATATATAGCGTAAATAATTAAGTGCAGCGCAAAGTTGTATATAAGTAAAAAAGTAACTATCTTTGCACTGTCTGGATAATATTCCGACTAAATAGAATTTGTTTATTTTGCGATGGAACTCGAGAGGGTTTCATCGCTTTTTTATGCTCATTTGTTAAATTATAGTTAAAATAAGGGCTTTTCATAAAGTTATTTTGAAAAGTGCTTGCAGGTTTCAAAATAAAGCCATATCTTTGCAATGTAAAAATTAATAAACAACAAGTCAAACAAATTAAATTAACAAATTCTATTATGACAACAATTAAAAATTTTTCAGATTTCGTTTTCGAAACTTATCCATCTTACAGAATTGAAGAGTTCAACAATGGTACAGCTGCTCTTCTCGGTTTTAAAAACTTTGCAGAGATTGAAGAACTAGAAAGCAAGTTTAAAGATGATGAAAGCTTTATTGAAATTGCAGAGTTTGAAACAAAGCCAGGTAGAGATATTAAATATATTGGTCACGAAGTTGCACCATTTGACCTTTACACAAAAGCACTTAACGGAGAGTTCTGCAATGGAATGCACATCGAAGAAGTAGATGATGATAAGTTCTCTGTAACTTGTGATGGATGCGACGAACGTTTCGCAATATATGACAAAAAGAGCGTTGACTATGAGTTCGATGGAACAACAAAGCAAATTGGAATTTTATTCACTGTAGAAGACTAAAAACAAAAGGGGTGGTGAAACATCCACCCTTTAATATTAACCACGTAAAACGAAATACAACTATGACAACTCAAGATTTAAAAAATATCGCAAAAGAGTATCAACTCGAAGCAATTTACGACGCAAAGAAGTGGGATGAATTTATCGTAGGATTTAAAAATTACGACCAAGCAAAGGAATTTGCTGAGAAGTACGATCGTGAATTATATGTAATAGAAATGCAGCCTAATGCTGAATTTTATACAAGGGCTTATTATCAACGTGGAGATAGAGACAGATCTTTTTATTATTCCTCTGTCTTTGTGGACGAGGAAATCGAAGAGGTAAAAAAACAATTCTGTCAAGACGAATTTATTTATTTCGATAATTCACACGTCGAGGATTTCCAACAAGTAGACATCGACGAGACTGTCGAATGGATGCGAGAAGAAGAGAAAAGCGAGAAAGAGATAGAAGAGTTCTTAAGCGAAATGAACGCCGTAAAAAAACAAATCGAAGAGCTTGCAGATAACGAGGTTATTGTAAAGGATATAAATCAAGATATTTTCTTCAAAGTTATCGCAAGATTCGAAAAAGATTATTTCAATGAAAAGACAAACATGCTTACAAGATTGGCAGTACAACGATAAAACTTAAGAGGGGCAAACGCCCCTCTTACTCTAAAAATGGAAAGAATGTAAAAAGTAAGGATAATGGAGAATAAAGAAGAAAAAAAACAACACGGAGGTGCAAGACCAGGCTCTGGGCGTCCTTTATTAGGTAAAGTAGCTGTTCAATTTCGTTTACCTGTGGATGTAAAAGAGAAAATCGAAGAATATGCACGTCAGAATAAAATAACGCTTTCAGAAGCAGCTGAGCGGATGATTAGAGCGTTTCGAGAAATACCTTTAATTTGGTAAATATAAAACCCCTAGCAGTTAAATGTTAGGGGTTTATTTTTTGCGCAAACGGAGGAAAAAGGGGCACTTCTCAAGGGTACACTTCGTTTTTCTTGTTTTGTCGCTTCGTTTGAAAAGGTGGTTACGCTTCGTTTTGCGGATTATAAACGTCTTAAAACAATTGATTTGAGTGCTAACACTGCGCTCGAACAGCTCTATTTGCAAAATACTG